GTAGAGCCCGTTGCCGAGATTCAGTGCCGCGGTCGAGTTGGTGAGCGACTCGCCCTTGCCAACGCGCACCGCCAGGCCGACGTTGAAGTTCTCGCCGTCGAGTTGCGTGCCGCGCTTGAGCTTCATGTAGAACGCGTGTTCGAGTTCGCGCGATCCGCCGCCGCGCTTCACCTGGACACGGATTGCTTTGCGTCGACCGAACGCGACTTTGCCAACCGCGAAGCGCGCGAGCGATGTCGGACGGTCGCGGCCGACGACTTCTGCTTCGAGGTCGCCTTCCGTTGCGAACTTGCTGACGCGCAGCCGGCCCGCGTCGCCGTCCATGTAGCTCTTCGGGAAATTGACTTGTTCGAGAATGTCTTGCTTGGCTTCGCGGCGCGCGAATCGTGCGGTGTCGTTCACCGCGAGTTGCGCAGCCTGGTCCGCGACTTCCGGCAACCGAGCGAACAACTCGCTCAAGGCGCTCAGGTCGCGAGCTTCGATGTCGACGAGACCGCTCATGCCACTACGACCTCGCACGGAATGAATTCGCCTTCGCGCTCAAGCACGTTGACGATGCGGAAAGAACCTTCGTTGTTGTCGAAGGTGACGACGCCTTTTTCGACAGGCGTGACCGTGAGTGCGTCGAACAACACGCGGGTCACGAACTCAAGCCGTTGCGCGTATTGTTCGCGGTCGAGGTCGCCGAACATCTCGTACTTGGAGTGCTTGCGAGCGGCACACACCGTCTGCGCCCCGCCGGGTGCCGTATAGACAGCCGGAAGGGAGAAGGTCGAGTGCGCGACACGACGTGCCTTTGCTTTTGTCTCGGCCCATCCCATTCCGGCTATCTCCCCTAACAGTTGTTACAGCGGTTGTTGCTTACGACTTGACGACTTCGGAGGCGAGGTCGTCCTTGGTGAGACGGCGGATGGCGCCGCGCTTTTCCAGGTTGCCCACGTCGCCGATTTCCTTGATCGCACGCGGCGAGAACTCGGTCTTCGGCGCGATCTCGACCAGGTCGCCCTTTTCGTTTCGGTACTGGATCGCGTGCACGGCGACGTGGGAGTGCTTCGCGACCTTCGACTCGACCTTGGGGTTGAGGTTCGGGGTGTTGTCCATGTGAATCTCCTTGCTTTTGCTGCGGGGTTGAAAGTCCGCCCGGCGTTACCGGGCGGATTTTTTGTTGCGGCTGACGCGGTGTCGCCGTCGATTACTTGACGGTGACGCGCATCGTCGCGTCGGGGCGCTTCGGGATCATCAGCGGCGCGGACTGCGTCATGATGAAAACGCCACTCGGGTCGGGCACCTTGAACATCTTCGGGAACATCGGGAGCGACTGGTAGTTCGCGTCGTCGTCCAGGATCGCACCGAAGGCGCGCACGCCGTCGACCGCGGAACTGGTGAGGACGATGTCGCCATCGGTGAGGAACGACTGCGAGACACCCTGGTTGTCTTCGTACTTGTCGTTGTAGACCCACAACTGGATGTTCGCGCTCTTGAGCGTGCCGCGATACTGGAACGGCGCGGGACGGGTCGGGCCGACGACCAGCGAGGTTTCGGCCTTGACGCTCGTGAGGTCGAGCATGTCCTTGAGGGACGGGTGGTTGATGAACGCCTTCCACGCGCCGGGGCTGAACGTGATGCGGTCGACGCCGTAGCCAGCGCGGTCGAACATCTCCTGGTTCCAGGTCTCGATGTCGTCGAGCGGAGTGGAGTTGGCGGTGTCGGTCCACAACGCGGTGCCGGTCAGGGTCTTGGTGTTGGCGGCGTTGCGACCGAACGACAACTGCACGGTCGGGTAGTTGTCGCCAGCGATGGTGACGGCACCGTCGACGGCTGCACGGCAGGCCATCCACTCCCAACGGCGACGGATGCCGTTGACGTGCTGCAGCAGGATGTCGGCGACGATGGCGTCACGACGTGCGGCAGGCGACATGGCGCCCGTGTACGGCTCGCCCGCACGGCGCTGGATCACGCGCGTCGGATTGAAGGTGTCCTTCGGCTTGATGTACGCCGGCTTGAACTTCCGGGTCGAGTAGCCGTGCTGCGTCATCGGCTGGCCTTGTACGGTCGGCGCGACGAACGGAGCGAGACGACGGTGGTCGTCGACGATGTCGAAGTCGATGAACTCGGACTGCGACGTGTGCTCCATCGGGAAGCACAAGTCCAGCCAGTAGCTCGTGACCGGGAACGGAATGCGCTCCACGACGCCGATGAGGTCGTGAGTTTCGATGAGTTCCATGTTTCTTTTCTCCCCGCGGGATTGGTGGTGATGTAGGTTTGTTGAAGCGCGTTACGTTGGATCGTGCGGGGATTAACCCGTGGTCGGTGCGACGTACGCCGGCCCGACCAGGTTCGAGCCGTCGACCGTGATGCGCTTGTCGCTGTGGAGCAGCTTGCGGAACTGCAGCGAGTTGCCGGACTGGCCGTCCTGCACCTGCGCTTCGGTGGTGGTCGCCGGCCAGTTGAGCGCGTCGACGTTGAACACACCGTGCGTGACGACGGCGGCGCGCTGGACGCTGGCCGAGTCGGGGATCGCGTACGCGGTGACGGCTGCGATCTTCTCGCCCACGGCCCACAGCTTGTAGGCGTTGGCGGTGTCATCCCACGACAGCGGGGTCCACTGCGGGATCGCGGAGAGCGACGCCGCAATCGGCACGTCGCGGGTGGTGATTTCGGACAGATAGACTTGCTGCGCGACGCCGCTGTTCACGTCGGTGAAGCTCTCGGCGATGTTGACGGTATCCATGTTCTTGTACCTCATGGATTGAGTGGTGGTTGTTTACTCACCGCGCGCGAGGCGTGCGGCGCTGGTGGGTTACTGCTTGTTGATCTTGGTGCCGGTCGCGGCTGCGTAGTTCGCCGCGATGCGGTCGGCCGTGCCCATCTCGCCGCCCGCAGCAGCGGCTTCACCGCCGGAACCCACGTTCGGATTCGCGGTGCCGTCCATTGCGCGCGCGAACGCGTCGGTGTTCGGTGCCTTCGCTTCGGCCTTCGGCGCGACGGCGAGCATCTTCTGCGCGGCTTCGGCACTCATGTCGGTGTCGAACGCGAGATGCTTTGCGAGGGCTTCGCGGCCTTCGGCTTCCTCGCACGTGGTGATGGCCTTGATGCGGGCCTTCTGGTCGACGACAGTTGCGGCGGTCGGCTGCACGACAGCAGCGGTTTCGGCGGTGGCTGCAGCACCTTCGCCAGTCTTGTTTTCTTCGTTGTCCATCTTCTTGACTCCCGGGTTGGTGTTGGAGCCGTTGAGCCCCTGGCGAAACGCGGCCAGTGCCACGGCGGGCGATTGGATCGCGTCGATCAAGCCGAGCGACAGTGCTTGCTCCGCGTCGTAGCACGACGCTTCGGTTGCACGGACAGCTTCGGCATTCAAGCCGCGGTTACGAGCAACCAGCGACACGAAATTGGTGTAGGACTTGTCGACGGACGCCTGGAAGCGTTCGCGCGCTGAGTCCGAAAGAGCCTTGAACGGGTAGCTGTCGACCTTGTTCGCGCCGGCATAGATCAGGCTCACTTCGATGCCGTTCTTCGACAGCAGACCCTCGACGCTGGCGTGCATCATCACCACGCCGATGCTGCCGATGCCGGCAGACGGGATCGTGACCATGCGACTCGCCGACGACGCGAGCGAATAGCCGCCCGAGTAGGCGTTGCCATCGACCACGGCGAGCGACGGCTTGCGCGCGCGGCCCTCGTAGATCATGTCGGCAAGCTCGAAGTTGCCCATGACGTGACCGCCGTTGCTGTTGACATCGAACACGATGCCCTTCACGTCGGGGTCGGCTATCGCGAGCGAGAACTTGTTGCGGATGTAGTCGTAGCCCGTCGCGTACGAGTCGGAGTAGTTGTCGCGATGCAGCAGCGAGCCCCACACCGGGATCACGGCGATGCCTTCCGCGAACGCGAACGGCTTGCTGCGATCACTCGTGCCCATGCCGTAGGTCTCGCACAGCGAGTCGTTGCTGACGACGACCGCGATGTCTTCGCGCGCGCGCCCCGTCGAAATCCCGAGGCCCGTCGCGATGCTGCTGACGAGCGAGTTGAGCCGGCCTGGGTCGGCGTACGCGTCGACGAGCACGCGCAGCGAGCCGACGTGCTCCGGCGCCATGAGCACCGGGCCTTCGACGAAGGATTGCAGCAGTGCCATCCCGTTCTTACGCATTGTCCTGATCCTCGTTGTTGGCGTCGGCGTTGTCGTTGCCGTCGCCGTTGTCGCGGTGGGCACTGTTGGTGCCGGGTTTGGTCGGTGCCGTGTTGAGTTCGACACCGAGAGTCTTGGCGTACGCTTGCTCACGCGCCTTCTGCTGCAGCACATCGCGCCAGTCCTTGCCCAGCGCGGCGGCTTCGTCTTCCAGGGTCGACGTGCCGTTGCCCATGCGCAGCGACGCCGCTTGCGTTTCCTTCATCTCGTCAACCTGGCCGCGGGACGCGCCGATCCAGGATGCGTTGCAGTAGGCGTCCTTGTTGAGCCCCTCGTAGAAACTCGGCGCGTTGGCCGGCATCGACTTGATGTCGCCCGAGTTGATCGCCTCTTCCAGCCAGCCGGCGAAGATCGCGTTCGCCATGCGGTCGGCAACCGACTTCTTTCGCGACTGCATGTATTTCCAGGTCTCGTTCATCGACGCACGTGCAGACGAGTAGTTCGTCTTCGTGTAGTCGCGTGAGAACTGTTCGTAGCTCAGGCCGAGTGCAGACGCCACGTGGCGAAGCAGGCTGTGCTCGAAATCCTGGCCGACGCCGCCGGGTGTGCCGGCCGGCAGCAGCTTGAGTTTCGTGTTCGGGTACAGGTGAGGAATCTTGACGCCGTCGAGATGCAGGTTGCGCGCGTTGCCGGTGTATTCCGCGAGGTTGGTCATGAACTGCGTCATCGCGCTGTTCATGGACTCGTTGAGTCCGAGGCTCTCGAACGCAACATCCGGCGGAAGCTCCGACTCGATGGCCGCAGCGAACGTCGCATTGACCACGGCGTTCTGCAGCGTCACGTCCTGGAACCGACGCGTCATCTGCATCTCTTTCAACACCGCCACCATTTCGGCGATGCCGCGCGACTGGTCAGGGCGCATCTGTTCGATGATGTGCAACACCATGAGTCGACCCCACGGCTTGCGGATCGGCACTTCGCGCCACTGGAACCGCTTCGAGATCGCAGTCGGATCGTTCGGGTGCGCCATGCGGAAGTGGTAGCTGATCGGCGCCCCGAACACATCACGCTGCACGCCGCGGCGAAGGAACTCGTCGTCGGGCATGTCGTTCGGGTTGCTCAGCCGCGCAGGGTCGACCATCTGGAACGCGGTGCGATACGGACGCGCGCGCCCCTTCATCCACTCCATCGTGCCGAGCACTTCGCCGGAGAAGAAGAACTGGCCGATGCCGAGACGGATGAGCCCGGTGAGGGTGTTCATTCGCGCTGCGTCGATCCAGCAGTCATTCGACTCGGCGTACAGGCCGAACTTCGCTTCGACTTCCAGTTGGAACTCTTCGGCCCACTTCTCGTCGAGACCGAGCACGCGGTAGTTCGGCCGCGAGTTGAGGCGGAACTGCGTGCCGACGATGGAGTCGCGGTGGATCGACAACGCGCCGCGCATATAGCCTGCGTTGCGCACCAGGTCGATGCCGCGGTTGTCGAGCGTTTGCTTCTCGCGATTGATGTCGGCGTCGGGCGAACGCACGACCGGCGTCCAGCTTGCCATCTCGCGACTCGTGCGGTCGGCGCCTTCGTGCGCACCGACGCCGAGCCCGGCGTGCTGTTGCGGTTGTCCGCCGTCCAATACGGAGACGCCCGACTCTCGTGCCGGGCGCTCGCTTTGTTCCATCGGAACGAGACTGAGTTCGGTCATCAGAAAGATACTCGAAGGGGGCCGCGGACCCGGAGCAAGCCGGCCTCGTCGGCGATTTCATTTTCGAGCTTCGAGATGTACGCCTGCAGCCGGATCGCATTGGCCGCGGTGTATTCCACGCGCTCGCCGTTCTGGTCGACGACCACGCGCGCCGACACCCCGATCATCA